CCATCAGCATCATAACTTGGTATAATGATACGATTAGCATACCCATTAGACGAACAATAACCCATAGAATAACGAAGTATATCTATTCCACCTATTCCTCTTCGTTTCAAATAACTGATTGCATTTATATATAATGGGTCTGTTGATGGTTTCCAAAGTGGTTGATAACATTGTGGTAAAGAAACATTATATTCTGTCTTTTCATCTTTTTCGTGTTTAACACCTTTATAGTCACCAAGTATCCTCAGAACCTCAGAAATGATGTTTTTAGGAGCGTTTATCTTTCTTAGGAGGATTCCTATCTTATGTCCACCTTGATTACAAACCCAACAATGCCACTTTTGTGTTTCAAAGTTTACTTGAAGTTTTTTCTTGTGATGATTACAGAAAGGACAATGGAAAGCATGTTCTCCACCCTTCATCTCATAACTTGGATACAAAACCTTTTCTAACAATTTGACTAATTCGTACTTATACATTTGATACAATATACGAAAGTTTAGGTATTAAAGTCAAGCTTTTTTTTCGAAAAGTGACATTACCAATCCATCATACATATCGATATTTCTTTTGTCCCACAAACCTGTTTTTGTTTCTTTACACCATTTAGAAGTATTATACATTTCTTCTATTTTCATTTTTACTAAATCTTTTGCTTTTATACCTTTGACTCTTGCTACTCCGAATACATTTTTTCTAGCAGTCATTGGATTTATACTATGTACTTTATAATCAAAATTCTCTAACATAAAACAAAGTATAGCATTAAATTTAGCTAACTTGATAATAACTTGTTGAGATGTTCTCCCACCAGCAAAACCTGATAGATTATCCTCAATATTAATATCAGTAACAGTATCAATATAAGGACTTTCGTGTAAAAATCCAAGAACTTTTTCAACTTTATCTTTGGGTGTTTTTTCTTTTTTGATGTCGATGAATCCCATATCGAGAATCTTCTTATCTTTTGTGAATGCATATCCGACACAAGTTGTGGATGCATCTAAACCTAATGAAACCATTTTTCTCCTAAATGTCTAATTTTATTTTAAGTCTTAATTTAATTTTATCACTTTTTCTTATTGGTTTTGGGAAAGTTGCTTGAATTACAGGTGTATCATAATCTCCATTTTGATATAAATTTATTGTTGTAATGTATGGTTGAAAATCACTACTTGTAAATGTTGAAGCAATATATGGTGTCGATAAAGTTAATGGTTCTGTATCTGTGTTTAAAACATTTCTTGTTGAATAATTCATCGTCACATTAAAATCTTGAGGTAATAAATTAACATTATATTCGTGAGTTTTAATTAAATTATTTGATTTAAATTTTAAATTAAAATTAGTTGCTAAATCTGAATAATCCACACTACCACTCCAAGAACCTGTTTCTGTAATCACAGCTAATCCTTGTTCATAAAAAATATTACCCACATAATTATCAGATGATGAAGCTGCTGTATTACTTTGAGAATGGTATGCATTTGTTGAATATAAATTTCCAAAACCATCATCTATAATCTTAGGATTATTACCATTATTATCAGTATTATTCAAATCCGTAAATTGAAAACTTCCCTCTTTTATTTTTTCACCATAATATTGAGAGGGAATTTGTACTATTGAACTACTTGGGTATCCGTGATATTTAGTTAAATATTGTTCACCATGAGTTGGTTGAATTGAAAGATTACTTGATGGTGCTGAAAACTTTAGTTCATCTCCATATTGTGGAGAACCACTTGTGTAGAATAAAACATTTAAAGACTCCCAGTGACTACTACTTATAGAGCCTGATACTATTTTGATTGATTGAACACCTCTAGAAGCTGTTGTAAGGTTCTGAACATAATTTACAATATTACTCTCAATTAGTGTTGATGATTTATCAATCTCTCCAAATACATACATAAGAACCCATCTTAATAAGTAAGTTTAACTTTTATTGTTGCCTCTGAACTAAAGTTTTTCTTCAATGGTGTTGAAAGATTTCCTACAGCAACCATTTCACCAGCATTATTATATAATTGAACTGATGAGATAAATGTGTTTGGATTACCTTTCATAGTTGTTTGTCTTAATTCATTTAAAGAACCTGAAACAAATGTTGGATTGTTTGAGAAGTTCATTTGTCCACTTCTAACTCTACAAAAATATTGTGCACTTATTTGGTCTTCTTCATCTCTGAATGATATTGAACCACTATTTCTTAAACAATTAACAAGTCTTAATCCTGTATTTAAATCTTGTTTTTCACTTGGAAATCCAAAACCAAAAAAACTTGGGTCATCAAATGCAGCAGCTGTATTAACTTTTGAAGAACTACCAGGCATTGAAGCTGATAACTCAGTAGCACTAAATACTAACATACCCATATCAGGATAAAAGAAACCATAAGTTTTATCTGAAGCACCACTACCACTTATTGTTCCAGCAGTACCACTAATAATATTATATCTATCCCCAACAGGAGTAGCAGTTGGACTATCATTAGCACTATCATCTGTTAGTTCAAGTTTTGAACCTGAAAGGCCACCCGCCTCTGACATAGCTGAACCACTAAATGTAACAGTCCATGTTCCTTTGTTAATTCTGTCCTTCATATTACTTCGTCTAGCAGTCATAACATAAATTTCTTCATCTTTACCACTCGCGTTAGCATTAACTGGTACAGCAGCTAAAGAATTATTTCTTGATATGAAAAATCCACCAGTAACTTCAGTAGGAGCTAAAAGTAAACTAGCAAATTGTTTATAAATGGCCTCTGTTTCTGATTTTGAACCAGTTTCAGTAAGAGCACCAACTCCATTAGTACTACCAAATGCAACATTAAATTCTTCTGTTGTTGCTGTTCCAGTTTTCGATATTCCAAAAAAGTAGTCCTCATTAGCATCTGCTACTGATGAAGTTATTATGTCCTCATTTGATAATGTAGTATCACCAGTAGAAAAGTATGGTGAAGTTACTTTCTCCGTTTGGGAAATTTTGTCCATTCCCTCCGTTGAATCTAATGTTATATTTCCGCCTGCTATAGCCATTTTATAAATCTCCTAACTTATGATGAACGAACAGTTGATAAAATTGCTCTTGTGTTTTTAGTGATATTATTCACCACATTAAATGAAACATACGCTCCAGTTTCAACATTCACAACATAAACATTTGTTTGTTTACCTGCTACATCTTGTTGAATTGGGTTTATAGTAAATGAGTTACCATTAAATCCATATTGTTGAGCGAATGGGATGTCTTGTTCTTGTAAAAATTGTCTACTTGTCCCACTTAAACCACCCATACTCGCTGCGTTTGTTGATATGATTGATGGGTCTTGAATTACAAAATAATACGAATATCCATTTAGTGTTATATTACCTGTTGATGAGTATCCTACTAAATCAATATTTATTCTACCTGAATTTTCGTCACCCTCATTAAATGTTTTTACTGTACCACCACTTGTATCCATACCACCTAATACTAAAGCAGGAACTGCAACTGTGTTTTGGTTTAAGCTTATTAATCTATTTCTTAAATTATACTCTGCGTGAACACTAGCTTCTAACATCGGTAGATTCTCAATAGCTTCACCATAAAATGCTGAACCACTTGGGTGGTCAGGATTCCATAAAGTGTAATCCACTCCTGTGTCTGAAAGTGTAAAATTGGTAATATTTAAACTACCACCATTTTTTAGAATTTCTCTACCTTTTTTTGTCAACACAGCATCTACTGTTATTGATGTTCCATCTAAATATCCCATTAATTTTCTCCTGCTTTTAAATACTACAATTCATATATAAATATTAACAAATCAAAAAAATATAGTATTTTTTAATTAGTATATGATTCTATCATTAGAATCAATGTCTGTATTACTACCTTTAACTATTAATTGATTTTCACCACCAGTCACAATTACCCTATAAAACGCTTCTTCAGAATAATCCTCATGTTGTACATTTAAAAATCCTGATGCTGTATTTTGTGTCCCGTTATACATTTGTTCTTTAAATGGTTGACTAAATTTAGTTACATGATTTGATGGTAAAATCATTGGTTCAGTTCCTTTATAACCTAATATTTGTGAACCTGTTGTGAAATATCTTGTTTTTCCAATCATTCTTCCAGTCTGTATAGATCCTGCAGGATTTGCAACTGATGAATTAATTAATGATTCATAATTTACATTAGAATGAAAATCGTTATCTAACATTATTCTATTGTGGAATCTTTTATGATTTGTAAAATCAGATGAACCAACACTACCACTACCCATAGAGGCTGAATAATATTCAGTATCCCCAATTGAGTAGAAATGAACTCGTGTATCAATATGATATGTATTATAAGTTCCATATGAACCTGTACCACCAGCAAAATTTATAAATTGAGTGTCAGCTGAACTTGTTCCCCAAGTGTTATGAATATTTTCAAATGACTTATTGAGTACTGAACCATAATTAAATGTCCCATCTTTTGAAGCTTCATATGTTGAATTATTTAATGTTGGTGGTATATTTTGTTGCCCCTTTGTTTCTGAATATGAAAAAGAAGCACTATGTGGATTTACTACTGAACTTGTTAAAGAAGTGTAAGCATACCCTAAATAAGGATTACCAATACTACCAGTATCAGATACTTTAATTGAAGCAGTATAAGGTGCTTCATATGAAGAAGTTATTGGTGTGTTTATTACAACACTTCCTTCTTTTACAGAATCATAAACAGACAATACTTCTTTACCAAATAAATTATCTGATAGAGTTACATTTATTGAATAACTACCTGTGGCCGTGTTTGGATTTGTTTCGACACCATGTTCTTCATTTTCATATTTTTGTTTTTCTAATATTGTCGGCCTTATCTCTACACCAGGACCTGAATTTCTATCACTAAATGTTGAACGAGCTGGAACTAATGTCTTTATCCCTTCAATAATAGAAGTATTAAACATATTTTCGTGAGCTCTTATGAATTGATTTGTGTCTACAGTTATTGAATATGCATCAAAGAAATTTTCTCTAAAGGTATCAAATTCTTGATATGATTGAGAATAATAACTTATTGGGTCTCCATACAATCTTTCAAAATTAAATCCACCTAATTTATCTAAAATAAAATTATCAACAAAATTTTGTGGGGAACGAAATAATTCTAATTTTGGTGATGTTTTAAATTGTGGTTTTTTACCATATGGTTTTGTTAAATCATCTATCGGTGAATCATATGGATTTAAATTACCAACTATATCAGAAGGTGGATTAATTAAAATATTATTATCATTTGGTGTTACCTGATTGTCTTGTGAACCTATCTCTACAGTTGTTATAAAATCAAAACCATATCTGAAAGAACCAGTAAATACTGCTACTGGTTTATCCTTAGAAAGGTCAGAATAAACTGTGGTTGGTGCGGAATCAACAAGTTTTAAAGTAGTTTCACCACCTTCAGCTGAAGATGTTGAATAGTTTTCATTAAGTCTAAAATGATAAATTAATTCTTGATTATGTGAATTAATTGTATTACCAACAGTAGAAAATTTATTCAATATATGCTGTCTAAATTTAGATTTACTTAATACAGTAGACCATCCCCTAACTTCTGCTATGGAGCCGGTGATTTCTGGATTTGTAGCGCCATCAGGAATTAATCTACCACCAAAACATAGGTTATCAACTACATCAGTAGCTGGAGCAAATGAGCCTGTGCCAGGCCAATTTTGATTTGCTCTGTGATTACTATCAGTCGATATTCCACCACTAACTGACATCGTAGCCATATTATATGTTTTAATAGCTTTATCTTCTTGTAATGCTACATGTAATTTATATTCTTGTGTTCCTGCTCCACTTATACTTGATGTCATTCTTTGTAACATCACATTCCACAATTCACCATCGTTTACATTTAAGTAAGGAGTTGACATCGATACTGCATTATCAGCAATAGCTAAAGAACCTGTTTCAGAATTATTTAATCTAAATTCAAATGATGAACTAATACCATCAGCACTTGGTTTTAAAAATAAATCAAACATTGATTTGTCTAAAATTGCATGAGATGTTTTTACTAAAAGTAATTGGTCATTTGTTGTTTTAACATGTTTGTAAACAAACTCTATTGTCTCGGTAGGTGTATTGTTTCTATAATGGTCGACATCAATCACATTAGTGAAAGTACCATCAATTCTATATGAATATAATTTTTTAAGTTTTGATTCAAAACTATAACTTCCAGTAGCTAACTCTAAATCTAAGTCAATCAAATCAGGATTAAGCTCTGGATCTTTATCAGGAAATGGAGTTGGTATGTCAAGTTCAGCATCACCCGGTGTTAAAAATCTACCACTCAATCCCGATGACGCGTCTGTTGAACCACCAAACTCTTGAAATTGTAACACATCAGGTGGATAACCATATGTATTCAATAACCCCCTTACTGAATTTTTTGTTCCTTTGGATTTATAAATGTATAATAAATTATTTAGAGTTTTTCTCCAAGTGTTGTTTTTAATATCATCAATTGTCGTAACACCACTTAAGTAACTTCCCAATGTATCAGATAAACTTCCTGTAAAAGGATTTATAGCTTGCCAACCCATATTTGATAACAACATAGGTAAAGTATTATTCGGTGGTGAATCAGTTTTTTTATATCCCCTATCATGCAGTGTAGCTAAAGAATCAATATGGTTTCTAATTAAATCATATTGTTCACCTTGTAAATTCAAGAAGTCTTTCATATCTTGATAATCAGAACTTTCTTGAATATAAAGAGGTAAATTGTTTTCAAAAGAATGTATGTTATCAGTATCAAATGTTTGAGCTTGTGATATAGCATTATTATACCAATCAGTCCATTCGGTTGAACTCGTGTGGAATAAATTATCAAATGGTAAAACATCAGTTGGATTATTTAATGTTACTTTTACATCAGTAACAAATGATTGAGTTAATGCAGAACCTGATGTAATACTAATAGTAAATAAATCACCAGCCGGCATAACTGAACCAAAAAATGGTATACCAGAACTTGATGATAAAACAGTAGTTGGATATAGTCCTGTTGAGTCTCTCATCTGAGATGAACCTGTTTTTATACTACCACTTAAAACCGTAATTTTTGTAGAGGTATCGTCAAAGTCCCCCTCTGTTATTTGAAGTTCAATCATATCATTAGTAAGAGTTTTTGGAACAAAATAAGATTGAGAGGCTTCAAATATAAATCTTCTATACTCACTACCAGTCACATCTGGTTGAAGTATAGAAGCTGTATACGATGTATCATATGGTAAGAAAAATCCATTCGTATCTTTACCCTCGATACTGTTATTTACATTTTCTCTTTTTAGTTCAAGATTAGTTGTACCTTTTAATAAGAAAGAAAGATAAACAGAACCACTATAATTAAAAAATGGTTTTTCATGAACTTTATACTGACGATTTGTGAAACCTATATTTAATCCAGTACCTAAACTAGCACTTGATAAATTTGAATTTTTATAAACTATGTTAAACCCATCGGTTTGTTTTAACTCTTCATAATTATTAAGAGTGGTTAACTCATCTTCAACATCACTCTTTAATGGGATACTATTTGCATAGTTTTTACCTACACCAGGAGCTGAAGAAGTAGATTCACTTTGTCCATCAAAATATAAAAATCGTTCATAAGGTGTAAAGTTTCTAAACTCTTCTTCTATTTTTTTAAATAGATTTTTTCTTTTTTCTATAATAAATGGTGAGTCACCACCAATTGAACTTGATACTGAAAGTGAATTTGATATTTCAGAATAATGTCCTTGAATGATTTCAACTTTGTTTTTAAAATTAATAATTTTCTTTTCAGCTAAACCAAAAAATGTGTGGTTTGAAAATTCATTAAAGTCTGTATTTATATTTGGATAATCATATTGACTTTGTGAAATTAAACTATCTAATGTAATGTTATTTAAAGAACCACTTAACTCATCAAAGTTTTCAAATTGAATATCATTACCATCAGGAATTATCCAATCCTCTTGTGGTTGTGGACTTAAACCATCACCAAAGAAAACATCAGGTACATCAGAGAAATAAAATATATCTTGAATCTGTGTTGTTATAACTTCTTTTTCAATTGTCACTAATGATAAGTTTTGGACATCACCACTTAATGGTTCATATAATTTTAATATTAGAGATTGGTTATCTTTTCCATCTGTCACTGCATCGAATGCATAATTCATTATTGGAACATGATCACCAGTTCCAATATTCAATACATGTTTGAATTGATATTTATAATTTGGATTTGGTGTTACACCATCTTGTAAAAAAGGAGGATTGTTTTCAACAAATTCTCCGTCTGATTCTTCTAAAAAGTTATTGTTAAATTGATTTGTTAAATCTGTTATAAACCCATCATCACTAGCTATGTTTATATCTAATAATTTTAATCTAACCTCTTTTCTTGAAGTTGAAATTTGTTTAACTATAAATTTATAAAGACTTTGAGCGTTTGGATTCCACTGCTCTATTGGAGCTAGTTGATTTAAGAAATCTATTTGTATTCTATAGTCACCTTGAGGTAATTGAAATTGATTAAATATCTCATTTGGTTTTATGTATATATCATTATCATTTTTATATATTCTAAAATCATTATCAGCTCCACCTACACCAAGTTCTAATGTTTTAAATTCATCTAATCCAGCACCAAATGGAGATATATTTATTTCGAATGGTTGTTCGTTTAAAGAGGAATAAAATATAGCTTGTTCACCATTAGCTAATGTAACGATGTTATCAATTGCCTCTGTTGGATAAATGGTTAAACGAATATAATCTGTACCACTAAATGTAGCAATTTCTTGGTTGACAACTAATTCTTTATCTTGTTGATTAAATTCAAATTCAAATTGAGGCATTATAATGCTCCTCTTCTTTTACTAGCTTTTTTTGGAAATTTAATGAATGTATCTCTTCTCATCGGTTCACCTTTTCTAATTTTTTTAATTTTATAGTCACCAATCATCAATCCTTTGTTTGAATTACCACTTGAATCATAAATGGATTTATCTACTAAATTTCCTGTATTAATTTCTAATTGACAAGAATCTTTTAAATTTACATCTAAATTGTCACTTATAAATATCTGTCCGACTGAACTTTCCTCCGAAAAAGTTCTTTCAGATACTGAACCATTCCAAAAATCAAAATCATCATAAGGGTTTCCATAATATGGTGAGTTATCAGTTGGATTGAAAAAAACTGATACTTCCTGTTCTGCACCATTTCCAATTGGTATATCAACAAACCACAACTGAACATCATAAATATAATCAGGATAAGTATATTCATCTGGAAATGGATTATCCTCATCCTCAATTGAACTAGCATATTCCATATATGCAGCTATGTCAGGTCTACCAACATCAATCCATCCTTGCCAATTAGCTGGAGCCCAATTATCTGGAGATTCATCATCTATTTCACGAAATATATGAAATTCCTCTAAGTATTGTGGGAATGGTAATCCCTCTAAATATATAGGTGATGTATCAGTTGAAATTATCGTTAGTGGAATTTGTAATAAATTATTCATACTGTATGGTTTATTAAAATATCTAAATTGTTCTAAATCCATTTTTTCTATACAATCTCCAAGTTCATCATTTTCGATAGCTCGAACTAAAAACCTTTCATCAATAATATCTGTATTACCTATTTTACCACTACCTAATGTAGTGTTAAGACTTTTGTTATATTTAGAGTTTTCATCAATACCTCCAATAATTGGTGTAATGTAAGGCCAAGGAATAGTTGTAAAGTCCTCTGCACCTAATTCACCAAAATCAGGAAATTGATTTATAGGAATGTCTAAAAATATTCTTGAAGTTACAAGTTTCCATCTTCCAGTTGATTTGTTATTGGGGTCATAACTAAACACTATCATTTTAATTGTTTTTATTCCTGGCGTTGTATATGTATGTGATAAATTTGTTTCAAAAAAACCATTATCAACATTCCCATTTTTAAATTCAGGAATATAAATGTTTCCCTCTCTTGAATTTAATAACGAATATAAATTAATGGGTCTATTAGTTGAAATTAACCAATCCTCTAAAGTTGCAAGCTTATTTTCTTTATCATCCCAATCAACCACAAAATAAACAAATTCATCTCTATTTGTACTTGAAGTAGAAGTTCTAACTATATCTAAAGACATTCCAACTTCAGCAGGAGCAGATGCTTTAAAAGATTTAATTATATCATCTTCATAATAACTTTGTAAATCTTCAGATTGAAGATTACCATCTAAATCTTTAATATTAAATGTAGTATAGACTTGAAATTCTTTAAACTTATTTTTATAAGTCGTTGTTGTATTTGCAGAAGTATTGTTCAAAGCACTATTTGGTGTTATTTTAACAAAAGCAGAAGTTAAAAAATCTTCTGGAGCATGAAATGGTATTTGAACTGTAACAGCCTCTTGATCATCAATCAGAGTATTTGGAGTAGCTTGGTTAGTATTAAATGTAAATTGTATGTCTGAAACTTTAAAGGCTGCGGCTTCAGCCCAACCAGAACCACCACCACCAGTTACATTCATAATTGCTGCAGGGTTATCATAATATTTAATATCTCCCGAATTAGCAGATTGAAACAACTCTTGATTGTCAAGTTTATAAACTTGGAATCTTTTTTTTCTTTTATCCGTTCCCCACCATCTATCAGCATCACCTTTCATATATACAGCTATATAAATTGGATTATCAGTCGCGGCATCTATTATTGAATTTATCAATTGGTCACCTTTTAATACAAATGGGGGATTAGTGCCAGTAGTTAAAGGAGTGGTTAATTTTGTCCCCTTTACATCACCTATATTTACATTTTCAGATTTATCTGTGGCAGTGCCTGATACATCAGATATATTTGTAACTATGTTTTTATTTTCTAAAATGCTACCTAAACTTTTACCCTCAGTTTTATCACCAAATGAACTATTGTAAAATGTAAATGGAGAGTCATATAAAATATCACTTAATTCAGAATAATTACATTCCTCAGGAATTTTACTATTATTATTATCAGTATGCGTGATAAACGCTTCTTGAGAAAATATATAACACTGAACTCTTATATTTTTAATATCATGTGAAATACCACTATTATTAATTGTTAGCTTATCTATGTTAATAAAAGATTCACCCGAGAATTTAACATTATAGTCAATTATTAATTCATTTACAATGGAGGGATTTTGATTAGTGTACAAATCCTTATCAGTAAATTTATCAGTATTTTTTGGTAACCCAAGTGATTTATTATAACCATCATTTTGATTCTCAAAATTGTATTGACTCAAATCACCAAATTTTGGTTGGTCTTGTATTAGTTTTTTAATCATTAAAACGCCCCATTATTTTTTGTAGTTTTGACTCTACTAAATGATTTTGTTTTTAATGGTTGTAATGTTTCATTATTAAATCTTGGTTTAAAGTCTGAAAAAATTAGTCCTACATTTGGAGCTCCACTATTATCATTTAAAACTCCAGAATCAATTTTAACACTTGTAATATTAATTAATAAATTTTTATCACTTTCAATTTCATTAGTTATAGGTCCTGTCATAGGAAATGGAATTTTTTCTTGATTATCTAAAGTTGGAAAATCACCATCTATAAATTCAGCATTAGCTGCGTATCTTGGTAGTAAAGGATAGTATGGAGTTATAGATTCATTATTCCTACGAGTGTAAAAAGGAATTGTGTTATTTCCTAAATATGGTATCCAATTTTGATTTGATGAAGTATCTATTATTACAGCATTTTCTTCATCAACTGAATCATCAAACTTAATACCTTCTCTATCAGATATTTTATAATCATCTAAAATAATATTCCTCCAATAATTATCACTAATTGGATTACCAACTTCTTTATCTTCAAATCCAAGAATTTCCCACATAGGTTTTGGTGTATTATAATATTTTATATTTGTTAAATCACAATCACCAATTCCTTTTCCTAACTCTCCTGAAAACTTCTTTTCTCCTTGATGGACTAATTCCTCTGTAATTTCAAAACCAACTCCTTTTGGAAATGGTTTATCAAGAGATTCTTGACTTATGTTTTCATCATCAAATTCTATCACATGATTTCTTTCAGAAATAAATTCATAAGTTAATCCAGGTGATGGATTATATTCATCATCTACTTGTTCATCTGCCAAATACTCATCTCTTGATGCAAAGGTTTCCGTTAATTCAGTTATTACTCTCTCATGTGTTAAAGTAGATAAATCGCTATCACTTCTTGGAGATGCATTTTCTGTAAAGAATAATCCGTCATCAGGTGGTGAACATTCGTATCTCATAGCTCTTAGATAGATAAATATATCATACCTACCATAATTATACCAAAAATCTAAATCATATCGTTCTCCCAAAAGATCAGTTTGGATAATTCCATCACCACCAGACGCGTCAAACTCTTCTAACCATTTTGGGAAAGGTAATGATTTATAATAGTCTAAAACTTGTTGTTCAATACCTGGTGCTATGGCATCTGCAAATTGGTCTGGAAGAATGTTATTAAAATTATCATGATAGTCTTGAGAATCTATATCATCAAAGATATTATAAAAATTAATTGCAGAATAATAACCTACATTACCATCATTATCAATATATTGTTTAGGTTCAATAGAACTATAAAGTGGAATTTTACTAAAAGTAAAATATTGATTTTCATTTAATTGTTGGCTCTGAAAAAAAGGTAGAGTATCAGGAGTCCAACCTTCTGTACCTTTCATTTCTGAAAGCTTAAATTTTATTAAATGACTATCTTCATTACCAGATGCATACGAAGAGTTTCGACCTATTAATGAAATTGGAGTGTAGTCACCATCGGAGGATATGGTTTTAAATATAAGGTGGCGGTCAAATTGAAACTCACCTTCAACTTCACCCAATTTAATTTCTGTGTTATGAAAACTAAGATAGGGAAATTCAAAATCACCAACACCGATACCTACATCCTCTTGAGCCGCATCTACCTCTGCCATATCCCGACCAACCATATTAACGAAACGATTAAATGTGTCTCTACTAACATAAACA